GAATGGGATAAACGCGACCAGCTGGATCGGCGCAGGAAGCTGGTGATCGCCGGCGCTCTGATTGCCGCAGAGATCGACAGGCTGGACCGCGCATCCAAGCGGGACTCCACATCCTAATCCGAATGGTGCTTTATCGGCGCCATGGCGAATCTCATGTATCTTCCGGACTGGACTGTGACTGATTACGAGATCGACAGCGACGGCGCTTACCGCATTCCGGCCAGCTACGATGTGGCTCCGGATCACTGCGCGAAGTGCGGCGCTGTCGGCAACCTCTACAAGCACGGGGCCAAGACCACTGTCTACGTCGATGCACCGGTGCATGGCCGCCAGACCTTCATTGAGGTCCGCAGGGCGCGATACCGTTGCCGCGACTGCGGCGGAACCTTCATGCAGGACCTGCCCGACATGGACGACAGCAGGCGCATGACGGTTCGGTGCCGTGATTACATCGCCCAACAGGCGCTGCTGAAACCAAACACCCATGTCGCCGATGATGTCGGTGTCGACGAGAAGATCGTGCGTCAGATCGGCAAGGAGAATGCCGCCGTTTTGCTGGAGGATCATGCCGCGAACATCCGCGCTCCTCGCATTCTGGGGCTGGATGAGTTGATGCTCGGCGGCGAAATGCGCTGCATCATCGTAGACATCGAGGACAGTTGGCCCATCGAGCTCCTGCCGAGCAGAGATCAAGGGGCCGTCCATCGTTTCCTCTGCACTCTTCCTGGCAGAGACAAGGTCGAGGTCGTGGCCATGGATATGTGGAAGCCCTATCGCGCCGCAGTGCATCATGCGATGCCGCAAGCCGTTGTCATCGTCGACAAGTGGCACGTGCAACGCCTCGCCAACGATGCCATGGAAACGGCGCGGAGACGCTTTCAGGGCCTCCTCGAAGCCCGTGATCGGCGCGAGCTGAAGAAGGGCCGTAAGATGTTCCTGACGCGCCCGTTCAACCTGTCGCCGATGGAACAGATGAACCTCGACGGCTGGCTCAAGAACACGCCCGAGCTGCGAGGGGCGTATGAGGCCAAGGAAGCGTTCATGGACATCTGGAGTTGCCGGAAGTCCGAGACGGCGAAGACGGCGCTGGATAGCTGGCGCACGTCGCTGCCATCGCATCTGCGGCCCTTGTTCGGACCGGTTCTGACGGCGACGAAGAACTGGGAGACCGAGATCCTCAACTACTTCGACCACGGACGCTACACCAACGCGGCGACCGAAGCCCGCAACCGCGTGATCAAGATGACGAACCGTCTTGGAGCTGGTTACAGCTTCCCCGCGATCCGTGCCCGGACACTGTTTGGAAAGCGACCTGGACGGGTGAAGAAGGAGAAAGCTGCTGCTGAAGCTGCGCGCAAGGCTTCGATGGTTCAATGCGACGTCTGCAAGGCGCTCTTTGAGCCTGCGGTCATTGAGATCAACCACATTCGACCTATCAGCCACGGCGGTAGCACCGATGCCAGCAACCGCCAGATGGTCTGTCCGAACTGCCATCGACTCCACACAGAGGACTGGCTCAAACCGGTTCACGATTCCACACCCTTATCCGAATAGCCATATTTTCCTTGGATGCGTGAAACATGCCGATGCAAATCGAGTGGTCAACCAGGGCCGCAAACATCTTCAAGGCGGAACTAAAACGTCAGGGGGTGACTTATGGTCAGCTTGTTGAAAAGCTGGCAAGAATTGGAATCAGCGAGAAGAGGTGAACGTCGCCAATAAGCTGTCCCGAGGGAAGTTTTTAGCCGCGTTAATGTTGCAATGTTTAAAAGCTATTGGATCATCACAGTTGCACTTGGATTAACGTTTGCCAGTTTAGCCCAAGCTCAAGAGCAAGATGCTGAACCCGATCAATCCACCACCGAACAGCAAACACAAACCATAGAACTTCCGAATCCGCTTCCCGTGATTATCATCGAAGACGACGAAGCCACCGCGACCCGCCAACGCGAAGAATCCGAACGCACCCAGCGTGAGAAAGACGATCTTGTCGCCCAGCAAGGCATGAACACTGCTACACAGTCTATCGAAGCGGCCACTCGTGATATGCGGGATTATGCGCTGTATTCCACATTCTTTGTCGCCATTGGCACTATTGTTCTTTTCTACACCCTCTGGCTGACTCGCCAAGCTAACTCTGCTGCTTTGTACGCCGTCAAAATTACCGAGAAGATTGCGCAGGATCAGGTGAGGCCTTGGGTCACTGCCTTCGGCTTTAAGTTTGGCGTAGTTGGCACCCCTACGGTTAACGGTGTCAGATATGACGAGGGGCTGATGTTTAGCTTGATGTGGCAAAACACCGGAAACTCGCCAGCTATTAAGGCGGAAATGCAATCGAACTTTAAGGTTGTGCCGTTTGGTGAAGCATACGAAGCATTTGAAAGCGAACCTATGTTCGGTAGTAGCACATTTGCACCTCAAGCAAAGACCTATGGTAAGAATTTCGTTTTGGTTGGCGAAAACTATACGGCTTTTTTGGAGAGAAAATTGGAAGTTATCTTGTTCGGGAGAATTGACTACAAAGATTCGATCAACCCTAAAAATTCTCGGTTCACTGAACAAGTTATCAGGTGTTCCTACAACGGGGAGGAGAACCAAGCTGGTCGTAAGGAACCACTCGTAGAGGGGTTTACCGACGGACCGCAAAACAATGCCACATAGGCTAATCATCACTCACACCCGACTTGGTGCGTTTGATGCATAAGGCCGCTTATTTGTGGTGACTGCATGGATTTTGCCTTCCGGGCTATTGGCCAGCGCGGATGATTGTCAGCCCGCGCGTCATTTGTTCTGGCACCATCACAACGCCATAGCCGCCCGCTTGGCGGTTTGTGATCGGAGTGACCGCGATCAGGCTTTCCACGTTGAGCGCCCCAAGATGGATACGCTCTATTTTCCATTGCGTAACCAACCCAAAGCGAGGGCATCGGTATTCGAGCAGGTCGCCCGGTTTCATCTGCGTGTGATCTTCTATGGTTTCGTATGCCATGCCGGCCTCCGGTTCAGTTGATTTCGTTTTCCGCTTCGTAAAGCGCCTGATCTTCAGCGCTCGTGTCATCCCAGCGAATGCCAGGTGCATCCGCCTCAGCAGCGCGGACGATTGCTGCTTCGACAAGCGGCTCGATCCACAGGCGTTCGGTCATGTCTTCGCCACTAATTTCCCGCGCCACATGCGGGGCGAACAATGACGGACTGGCAACAATAAATCCGCGCGGTTCGGGCTGGATTACTAAGGCTGAAATCGGGATACGGATCACGATCTCATCGCCCTCAACTTTTGCTACTGGCATCGGTGCCTCCGGTTGGGTTGGAACGGGGCCGAAACCCCGTGCCGGTGGGTTACTGGGTTTAGCCGGCCGCGATCTTGGTTAGCCGGTCGATCTCAGGCTGCAGGCGCTTGATGGCTTCTCGATCCTTTTTCTGCGTAGCCTTGTAATATTCCCCGTCCGCGCCCTGAAGCTGGTTGAGCTTCGCGCGGGCTTCTGCGGGGGTCGTGTTCAGGTTCACGCCGCCATCGCCCATGACCATCTGGTCATCGCCCATCATTTCGCCGATCGCCGCAAAGACGCGCATGGTGCCTGCGTCGCCGATCTTGGGCTTGAGGGCTGCGGCAAGGTTTTCCATCGCCGTCGCATCAAGGCCCGCTTTTTCGGCAACGACCGACGCCGCCTGGCTGGCGAGGGTGAGCTTGGCTTGGGTCTGTTCACCCCAGTCCTTTTCCAGCGCGGTCATCATCTCGGCGCTGCCCTTCTGAAAATCGTCAGCTGCCTGCTTGTCCAGGGCCATGATGTTTTCGGCATAGAGCCCAACCATCGCGTTGACCGCGTCGTTTCCCATGCCGCTGGCGAACGCAATTTCACGCACTTTGCCTTCCAGCGCTTCATTCCAGGGCGCATCCTTGGGCCAGCTTTCAGGCCGCTGAACGTCGTATTTGTCGGCACTCTCGGGGATCCCGAAGGTGGAACCGTTGGCCTTCAGCCAGTCGGCCACGCTTTCATCCTTGCCGGGCTTGGTCAGCAGCTGGTCAGCGGGCTTGCCCAGCTTCATCTGCGCGGCCTTCTCGCCCTTGGCCAGCTGGGCGATCACCTCGTCCTTGTCGTCAAGGGTCAGACCCTTGGACACCAGCAGATCGCGATGATCGTTGAACTTGGCGTCTTCCCACCATTTGGTGGAACCTGCGGCGAGGGTATCCGCCCCAGCACCGGCTTCCAGCGTGTCGGCACCCGCGCCGCTTTCCATCGTGTCGGCACCCGCGTTTCCGGCGACGGTATCGGCGCCTTCAGCAGCGGCCCCTTCACCACCAGCGCCGCCATCATCGGCTGGCGCGAAACAGATCATCGGTTTGAGAAAAAATTCAACGTACATCCAAGCTCTCCATAAGTTGGTTCAGTTCAAAGTGGGCAATGTGCCCCTGCGACAGCAGCAGCAGGGCGAGATCGCGACGGCCAGCCTCATAGGCGAGCCGTTGCGGGTCGATCGGGGCTGGCTGGGGATAGCCATCAGTCATATTGACCGGCTGCAGGGCCAGCAGCCCAGATTGGCGGATCAGATCTTCGGCAAGCTGCGGATCGCGGTTGAACGCCTTCTGCCAGCGTGTCGCGACCTCTGCAGCTGCTGCATCCTGGGCGCGGGCTTGCGGTGTGCCGTGTTCGCCCTGCCCGAAAAAGCTGCGGATGATGGAAATGCGGTCCCAGATCATTGCGGGCCACCTGCATCCAGGGTGATGCCAAGATCCTTGGCGACGCCTCCGGCTTGCTCCATCATCTGCATTTGCTGCGCTTGCGCTTGCTGTTCGGCACGCACTCGTGCCAGCTCGTCCGCATCGTCGCGCGACCGCAAGATACGTGCGGGCAGCGACGGGCTGGCGTCGTGCAACGCCTCGGCGATCGCGTCGGGATCCAGACGATCCAGATAGCGCGGGTTCATCTGGGCCAGTGGCCCCATGTCGCCGATAAACTGGCGAACAGCGGCACCTTCCCGCGCGCGCATCGCCATCGCTGCAGACGACTGGTACCGGACGCGCAAGGGCTGGCCCGCTGCTTCGGGTGGCGGTGGCCGCAGCTGGCCAGCGCGCCATAGCAGACGGAACCGGCGTTCAAATTTGCGCGCGGCGTATTCCTCCATGATGCGATCGGCATGGGGTGCCCAGTTGCGCAGCCGCGCCTCTTCCTGAATGCGGGTTTCTTCCTCGGTGACACCCGTCCGCCCCGTCAAAGACATGACCGAATAGTGAAACGCCTCTTTGACAGCTTCGCTTTTGGCGCGCTTTTCTTCCATGGTCAGGCCGATATTGGTGGCGTGTTCCATGTTTCTCACCAATGGATTGCCGCGCATGTCGGTTCCACCATAGACGACCGATCCGGGGCGGTAGGTTCCGTTCAGCGGGATCGCCTGCCGATCGGGTGCCAGCTTCGTCG